TTGAAATAATGAACAGCAGAAAGGGTACTTATGATATACAAGTATTTTCATATAACGTATTAGATCAATTATCAGCATCATCTAGTTCTATACAGTTTGAAGCACTTGGTAAGACTGCATTACCAGAAGATGTAACAGGTCTTTTAGTAGAACCAATATCAGATCAATTTCTTAGATTACGTTTTAATAAAGCTACAGATATTGATGTTACGCATGGAGGAAACGTAGTAGTAAGGCATAGTAATTTAACTAATGGGAATGGTACTTTTACTAATTCTGTTGATATTATCCCTG